TCAGAAGCAATATCAGTCATAGGATCAGAACCCTCTGGTATTAATATTTTATCTTCGTGTGTTTTGCCTGGAAGAAAATCTTTTTTAGATAATAAATCAATTTTAGCACCGCTTTCAATTGACTTAACAACTTTATCAGAAGCGTCCATGTGACCAAACATCCTACCACTATCTGCTCCTATTTGCAATTGTTTATTATTGGTATTAAAATAATGAATTTTGCCATCTCCTGTATTTTTTACTTTAAAAATAAGATCATAGTTGTTTTTTAACTTGCCAAAACTTATAGCATTTGGAGATTCTGGGTCCATAATAGCATCATAAAATATTTCTTCTAAAGCTCTGTTACCATGTTGCTCTATCATATAATCAAGATATTTTTCATCATATAAATTCATATCTTTTAACTCTATAAGTAAATCTTTATCTCTTCCTTTAGCTCCTTTTGCAGTACTTCCTACTAAATAAACATTTTTAGTATTTTTTAAAGATGAAGCATATTTTGAAAGCTCAGGAAATTTAGATTTTCCCTTTCCAACCTCGCCAACAAACTCATTTGTTTGTGCCTTTATTGCATCCTTCCACGTTTCTTTAAAGCCAAAGCCTTTGTTGTCATTAGATTTACCTCCAAAATAAATAAATGCTTCATCAGCATCGTTATCAGCACCTCCAAGTTTTTCTAGGTTTCTACCATGCTTTAATACTCCATAATCATTTGTTCCTGTAAAACCTTTAAAGTGTAAAACCTGAGCACCTGATAAAGAATCTAAAGGAACTCTAAGCACTACGGATCTAAAAATTTGATCTAACTCTTTTTTAAGCTTTGGACTGCTATTAGCTATAAGAAATCTATCTCTCCACAACTTACCTAGAGTAGTACGAGAGTAATTTGGTATTGTAGTAAACATAGGCATTTCTTTATGCAAATCTCCTAAAAAGAATATTTCATCAGAATTTACTCCGTATTTTTTTTGAGATATTTTGTCACTATTTAATTCTGGAAACTTATAATCAAACTCTTGTGTATTAATTCTCATTCTAGCCATGCCAGAGTTTTCTATTTTAGGAGTAGCTATTGTATCTACTATAAAGTTTCTTAATGATTGATTAGTATATTTTCTAGTAGCTTTATCGTAAAACATTGAGTATACAGGCTTGCCTGTTTTCCTAGCTACTACTGCTGCATTTTTATATATATTATCTACAGCAGATGTAAAATCATTTAGTGCTCCTAATTCTTGTTGTGCATCATTGCGACTCATTTCTCCAGCTGCAACCATTGATTCTATATGTGACTTGTTTAATTTAATTATTCTTTCCATCATTCTCTGAGCAAGATTCTCTGCTCCTGGAGTTTTTAAAACAATCTCAATTTCTTTTATACCAGCACTATCAAAGTCTTTCATTATAGTTTCTACTAAATCTTCTTTTCTAGTAGATAAATACTTATATATATTATCATTTACTTCTTTTTTACCATTATATTTCTTTTGGACTAATTCATAGTAAATATCATTTATAACATCTTGAGGTATTGTTTTATGTGCATCTGTATGTAAGTTAGTAAAAAGCTGTTTTACTACTTTTGTTCCAGTATATCTACCAGAATGATCATAGCCTAGTAATGATTTATGATCGAATACAGATTGACTTTGTTTAATATTGCCTGGGTCTAACTCGTATGTTTCTGTACCTTTAAATTCTATTTTATTTTCTTTATCTGTTAATGTATGCTTATAAGAGCCTATCTTTCTATTACCTATTTGTTTAATAGCACTTTCTTGAAATATCATATGAATAGGCTTTTCTGCTGTTTTATTATGCTCTCTTACTGCCTTAGCCATCTCTGGTGGCATCTCATGTATGCCGTATTTGCCCAGCATTGCCCCTAAATTAGGCGTTTTAGCTAAATCAGCAGGTGTAGGCCTAGATATTATAAAAGATTTGTTAAAAGTAGATACTACAGGCTCTCCTTTTATCATCTCAACATGTCCACCTTCATAATTTAAAAGCTTTGCAACTTCTGGAAGAACATGTATACCACCATCAACTGATTGTATTGTGTCTTTATGTTTAGCAGTTAAAAAATTAGCAGGATCTTTAGGATCTCCTATAACTATATAACCAAAGTTATTATTAGTTTTGCTTAAATCTAAATTGTTAAATGATTTAGTGTTTGCATTATCAGTTATAAACTTTCTATCTACTTGCCACATTGGAGTATTTAATATTTGACTTCTTTTATTATGGTCAAAAGCATTTTTTATAAAGTTAGTTTCCAACAACATATCAACATTAGTTTTGTCATATTTTAAGCCATTATAATCTAAAGCATATGCTATATTAGAACGTACCATTTTTGCTTCATCAGAAGTAAAGTTATAATTCTTTTTCTTGAGTTTATTTGTTATAGTAGATATATTTACTTTTGATTGATTTGGATGATGTTTTTGAAATATAATTTTACCAGTATCGCCTTGTCCTTCCATCGGATACATATCATACTTTTTATCCATTGCTCTAAAAAGTCTATTTAAATAATTAGTATATTCTAATTCTGCTAAACTTTCTGATTCTACCCAAAGATCTTTAGCTGTTGTTTTAATTTTTCCAGTTTTTAATTGATTATAAATACTTAATTGTGCACTTTTTTTAAATCTAAATATTTCTATATCTTGACCTTTATAATTAAAGTTATCCACAACTGCATATACAGGGTCATCTCCTGACGCTGTACCGCCAGCTTCTTTGTATAATTTTTCATATATTCTAGGAGGCTCAAGTAAAAGTCTTGATCTACCTCCCAATGTATAAGGATTGCTAGAATCAGCAAGTTGTATATTTTCTTCAGATATATTTATAAATCTAACTACTTTAGCTTCTGCTTGGCGTTTCATATATTGTCTCATTTTGCCACGCATTTCAGGATTAATAATAATAGATAGCTTTTCTTGTACTTCGTTTGCCCAAGCTTCAGATTGTATATTATCAGTTTTACCTTCTACCAAATACTTCTTAAGTATATCAGATGCTATCTTAGAATCTTGTTCTATTTTTTCATTTAATTTAGTAAGGTCTTTATATTCATCTAAGTTTCTTAAATCTCTTGCAATATATCTATGAAATATTCCTTGCATTTTTCTATCTAAAGGTGTGCTATTATTTGTATTATTTAAATCAGAATATTCAGATTCAGCTGGATTTATTTCCTCTTTATCTGATAACTTTACACCTTTACTATCTACAGTTTCTTTTGCAGCAGATACTTTAAATATATCTTCAATAGCAGATACTTCTTGAGAGACAATTTCTTTCTCATTATGTTTACCAAATACAGTTAAGTTATCTTTTATTTGAGGAGTATTATTTATTTTTTCAAACATTTGATTCTTGTAGTTATATTTATACCAAGAATATTCAGGAGCTTTAGCTGTATATTTACCACTAGCAGTAGTTTTATTCATAGGGTTATCACTAAAAACAAATACAGGTTTTTTAGCATCAATTGCCATTTGAATAGGAATAGATCCTGACTGTACTCTTTTATCTCTTAAGCCCTTACCTTCAGAATTAAGATGGCCTATACCAATAACAGAATCAGAATTAGCTATTTTAGCCCAAGATTTTCTTAAATTATTTAATTGAAATTCAGTGTATTTAGAGACGTTATTTGATAAACCCACTCTATGTGCTGCTTCATTGACTTTAATGTTAGATTCTGCATATTCTGCGTCTTCCATAGGCACTTTATATATTCTTCTAGGTTGATCATCTTTAACAGATTCATTTCTGCCTTCAAATCTAACAATATTTCTACCTTCTGTTTCTGCTACTCTTTCAACTATTTTTTCAACTATAGAATTGCTTCCTGTCGCAACATATCTAACTTGTCCCATTACAGCTTCGTAATCATTGCCTTGTAATTGTTTTAATTTTTGATTAGATAATTGCTTTCTAAAGTTACCATAGTTTTTAGCAACAGCTTCTGTTACGTTTTCTCCTTTTGGTATTTTAGAAAGAAAGCCTGTTTCTTCTGCTATTTTCCACATAGCGGCATGATGTTCGTCTGGTGTTCCCATTGTTTGAGCAACAACCATTTTATCAACTTCGGTTCTAACTTCTGGCTCTAAAGATTTGTATTTTTTAGCATCATAAATCATAGGATCCATAGTCTGCTTTAGTAATTCAGAATCTTTACCACCTTTATTAATTCTTTTTTGCATACCTTCCATAAATCTACCTGCTCTAGATTTAGTCCAAGGCACTTCATTAGCACCAAAGTATGCTCCTGCTAAATATGAATATATAATTTCTGGAGTTGTTGCACCTGCTTGTTGTGCTGGAAGTCCTTCAAATAATGAACCTGCAATTCCTCTTAACCATTTTTCTGCTTTAGGATCTCCAGTTTGTATAAGATTACCTATTGTTTTAAATGCACCACCTGCTATAGCACCGCCTTTAAAACCTTCCATCATAGCATCTACGCCACCTTGCCAAGAAGATATACTACTTGCTATACCTAATGAAAAAGCACCTTCTGCTACATCTGGAAGAGCTTTTCTTACTTGATAACCTAAGCCTTTATTTGTTCCTAAAAACTTTGCTGTAGTAGCAAAAGCATCTGCTCTGCCTTCTGTTGCTCCCTTTAACAAATCTCTTCCTAGTCTTCTTCCTTTTCTTGCTGCTTCATGCCCTATAAAAAGAGGAAGACCTTTTGCACCTTTAAGAGATTTGCCTAAGTTTACAAGCGAAGAAGCTTTAGTTAATGCACCTATTTTTGTAAGAGGAGAAGCAAGTATTCCAGGAGCAAAACCTACTAAATGAGATACTTGTTTTATTATTCTTTCGTATTCATTATCGGGCTCTTCACTTAGCCCTGGTAGTTTAATTGTAGTAAAACCTTCAATTACGCCACCTACAACTGCTTTTACAGTATCTCTAAAATCAAATTCACCGTAATTTGCTGGTCTTGTATTGAGGTTTCGAGGAACAGCTGGTGCTAAACCATATCTGTAATTACTATCAGTATTACCTCTAGGTTGTTCAACAGCCATTTAATTGTTATTCTTTAATTATATTATATATATCCATTAAGTCTTTTGCTGCCCATGTCCACATAGCGGCTGTAACAACAGTTCCAATACCACTAGTTCCAACGACACCACCAGCACCAAATTTACCTAATGTTCTAAGTGCTAAGCCTGTGCCGCCCTTTTCGTATACTTTTTTCATTATTGCTGGAAGACCTTTATCTTTAATAGCTTGAGCTATTAAATTGTGTGCACCAGTTTTAGCAGATATTTGTATAGCTTCATTTGCTACTGCTTTTGTTTTCTTTCCTGCACCAACAGCATCTAAAACTCCTTGTGTTGCTGCGTCTGCTAACATATACCCACCACTAGTTTTAATACCAGATTTTACTAATTTACTTAAATCTTTTTTGTTCATATTTTTAAGAACATTTTGCCAGCCTTTAGAAGTAACATTCTTAGTATTTTTAAATTGATTTTTAACAGATTTTAAAATAGTTTTAGAGTTCTTTTTACCACTATTATACCCAGTATATTTAATTGGAGTAGAACCTTTAGGACTTTTACCTTCTAAAACTCTTATTTGATTTGGAGTTAATTTAGATGCATCTTTACCTTTTTCAAGTAATTTAAGAGCATCATTAGCAATATCTCTAGAATATTTTGCTCTAGCAGTGTAAGGTTTAGGTCCTCTTTTTTTAGGTGTTTTAGGAGCAGGATCTGTTTTAAAATTTACATTCTTAGTACCTACTGCAAAATCAGGAGGAGTTTGAGGTGTAGTTAAATAATTCTTTACTCGACTTAATACTCCGCCTCCTTTACCTGCTTTGACTTTTGGAGTAGGAGTTTTTTTAGTTGTACCCTTGCCTTTTGAACCAGGAGTTTCTGTTGCTTCCCCTTGTCCAAATAATTTTCTTGCACTTGCTGCTACACTTTCAGCTCCAGACATTAATTTATCTCTTCCATAATAAGCAGCAAGACCTGCAGCTCCACCTGCAAGTATTTTTCCGCTATGCTCATTACGAAGGTAATTAAATAAACCAACTCCAGGTTCGCCTTCTCCTCCAAAACCAAGAGTTTTTCTCATATTTAATATTCTTTCAGATTCTGCACCTGATTGAGAAGTATCTAAAACTTTTTCTATAGCATCAGGACTATAACCTTGCTCTGCACTAATTGCACCAGATCTTAATAAGGGTATAATGCTACTATTAACAAAATCAGTCATTCCAGCACTATCAAATGTTCTTCTTAGCATTTTAGAATCAATATTAGGGTCAGCAGCCATTTGTAATATTTTATCACTCATTGTTGCACTAGAAGATTGCAATTGCCTAGAATACTGAACACTAAACATACCTGGATCTATCAAACCTTTTCTATCCCATTTGTTAAAGTTAGGATTTTCTTTTAAATGATTGTTGTAATCCATTAAAGCTTGATCGCCTTTTGCCATTGAAAAAGTATTACCAGTAGTACTATTTTTCCAAGAGTAGCTACCATCGTTTTGTTTTTCAAAGTTACCTAATAATTGCTTAGTCATATTACTAAAATAATTTCTATTTGTTTTAGTAAATGCTTCTTCTGCCGTTGGAAGTGCACCAGCTATAGAGCTAATTCCTTCATTTACTGATCTCCAATCAGTTTGCATACCTTGTTGTTGTCTTAGTGGACTAAAATCTATTGCCATTAATTACTCCTTTATCCGAACATTTCCATTAAACTACCAGACATATTCATTCCCAATCCTATACTACCCATTTGATTTTGGTATTTTGTTTGTGCTATTTGGTTTTGTTGTGCAATTCTATTAACATAAGCATTAGCTAAGTTTTCATCCATACCTTGTTGCATTTGAGTCATATTGCCCATAAGCCCTAATCCTCTAGTAAATTGGCCAGTTAATAAATCTTGAAACTGATTATTAACACCACCCATGGCTTCATTTTGAGCTATTCTTTGTTGCATTGCTAATTGTCCTGGAGACATATTCATTTGAGCTCCAGTCTTTGCTAATCCTCTTTGAATTTGAGCTCCAGTTTGAGCAGCTCTTTGTTCCATTATATTTCTTTGTTGCATGTTAAGAGCAGATGTAGGGTCCATTAACTGTCTTCCAATGCCTAACTGTTCTGTTATTAAACTTTGTGTTGGCTTTTGAAATTCTCTAATTTTATCTATTTTTATAGCTTGTTGTTCAGGGGCTAAAGCAGAACCTATTAAGCTAGTTGCCATGCCTCCTAATAATGCTCCCATCATATCTTGTAAATCCTTATATAATTTCCTATCATAATATACATATTTTTTCCTTTATTAAACAAGTTATTTCCAAATTGTTACTCTCATATAATTACCTGGTGCATTAGAAAGGCTAAGTTTATTTTCATCTGTAACCGTAATAACAGTAGGAAATCCTGCTTGGTATGAATTTACGTTAGTTGGTTGTGTATTAGCTATTATCCTAATAAGAGAAAGTTCTAAAGTACCTAAATTATGCGAAACTACGCTTGCTGTTGTTATCCATCCACTATCATAATCTGGTCTAGGAAGTACAAATTTATCTGATGTTTCATCATATATACTTCTATTAGCAACATTTCCTCCAGTATCTCCATCTTCAGATACTAATTGATCTATAGATTTTGATATTTTTTTTTCTGCAGACGAATCTTTATCTACGAATGTAATATTTTGAGTTTGAGATTTTGCAACTTTCCAGCCTTCTTTAGTCTTTAATTGTAAACTATACGAATTATCTGCGTTTTTATTTGTTCTCAAATCTCCAGGCTTACCTTGTTCGTCCTTCATTTCTATTTCAGGCTCAGAATTAACTGAAGATTTTAATTCATTTAAAACTCTTTCAACTTCTTGTAATGATCTTCTTACATCATCAAATGTTTTTATAGCAGTTATTAATTTTACTGGTTTAATTTGCATTATTTAACAGGCCTCTTTCTAAATACAAATCCTAATGAATCTAATTCTTCTTTTACATTTTCTAATTTAACTTGCAACCACCTGCCTGTTTTATTATTTCCACTTAATTTATAAGTAGAGTTACTTTCTTGTCTGCTAGAATATACAACTTCACTACTTGCTAAAGCACCATTATTTGTTGCAACTAATAAATTATCAGAACTTTCTTTATAAGAGCCTCCTAAATTTAAAGTTGCTTCTATTCCATTAATTTTAATTTTATTAAAAACCTTTAAAGCAGAGTCTTGTTCCATAGTCATTTTTTTACTTAACCAAGTATATAATCTTTTATCTTCTCCGCCTTTGTATTTATAAATAGAACTATCTTTTATTATATAAACATCTCCATATTTACCAGTAAAAGGTACTCCAAATTTACAATCTTCTCCAGCTTCCCATAAATCCCATCTATTAAGTTGAACATGGTAAGACCAGCAATAATAATTAGATTGGCCTTTAGTTAATCCTCCAGTTGTTTTTGTAGTTTTATGTTCTACAAAAAACAATGCACAATTAGCCTCAGAATCAAATACTACATATGGTGGCATGTTTTCTTTAGGCCCTGCTGTATTGCTCCAACTTATATCTGGAATAGTTTCTAAGCCATTAAATGTAGTATCAGTATCTAAATCTCTATGTATTATAGTAGATAGTTTAGCAGGGCTTGTTCCATTATGCATATAAGCACCATTTCTATCTGCAAAAAACATACCAAATTCAGTAACAACTATACTATTAGGACTAGAGCATCCTATTCCTTCAAATTTATCTTCTATTATTAATTGTTCGTAGTTTATTTTATAAGTATTTTTTTCATCAAAAACAAACAACCTGCCTGCAAAATTAGCCATTGCGGTAGGTGTTGATTCTAAAACTAAGAAATCAGTAGCCCAATCAAATATACTAAACTTGCCAGGCTTAGATCTAAATATTTGATTTTTAGCATTATCTATATCATTATGAAAACAATCTCCTACAAACAAATAACCCCCTGCTTCTGTAGATAATCCATATTTTACACTAATGTCAGAAAGCACTTCTGAAATACCAGATCTACTATAAAAAGTTTCACTTAAAGTACCATCATCTATTACTTGTTTTTTTCTTGCACCTTCATGGAAACTCCAAGGCTTACTTGTAGATACTTCTTTAACGAGCTTATAGGTATCATTTACGCCATTTTTTCTATATATGCATACATGAGTAAGCCTTTTGCTATAATTAATTAAATTAAGCGTTATTAAAACTTTTGAATAAGTATGAGCGTTATCACTAAACTCCCAAAATTGAGGACTTAATGGACCTTCTTGATACCCATCGTAAATAAAAGACACTTTGTATCTATATCCAGTGTTTCTTTTAAAATAATCTCCAGATCCATCTTGGTCTGATGCAGGCTCTATAGTTATACCATCTGCAAATTTTGCCATGTATAAACTGTAGTCATCCGCTGTTTCTTTATCTCTTCTAATTGGATTTGCAGAAGAAATTCCTGTATCCCAAGAATTATGACCTAATCTTATTTCTCCTGCTTTAGCAGGACCAGTAACAGAATTTAATAAAATTTCCCATTGATTAGTTGTTATTGCTTGAGTAGAATCACTATCATCATCTGAGCTAGTATTATAAACATCAATAGTTGTAGCTGAACTATCTTTAACTTCATATGTTCCATCATGATCTGCATCATTTCCATCAAATGTAATCATATCTCCTGCTTGAAATTTATTATCTGCTGTAATTCTTAATACATCTGTAGTATTATCTCCATCAGCATTTGTAGCATTTATTTCAATAGCTTTTCTCATATCAAATCCACCAAAAAATGTTTTTAATGTTGGAGATTGTATATTACTAATAGTCATGGGATTAGATACAGAACTTAAACCATCTTCATTTTTTACTGTTACTGAAATAGATCCAGATGCTGTGCTATAAGATTCTGTTGCTATTGTAAATGTTTTTGGACCAGTAACTGTTATAGAAGCTGATGGAATATCTACATCTCCATGAATACCTAATGACACAACATCGCCTGTATTTAAATGATGCTGCTCAGTTGTAGTAAAAGTAATAGCAGTAGAACTTCCTGCCATAGTTGCTGAAAAAGAAGTATTAAGAGGTTTTATTCCTCCAGGAGTTCTTTTATTTAAAAGACCCATTCCATTAGAAGAGTAATGTTTAAATAAATGTACAGGAGAAGTGCATACTTGAGAATGTCTCCATATATAATATGTATCTCCTGATAATGGTTTGCGTCCAAAAGGAAAATGAACATCTATATAAACTTGACCAGTAGTATTAGGCCTAGAGCCTACTATATATCTAGTTTCAATTGTTCCATATGTGCTATCTTTAACAGAAATACATAGTCCTGTTAAAGCCCCTTGTTTTGCATATCTGGAATTAGCAGCAAACTTTGTTGATGATAAACAATCTAAAACAGGGCAATAATCTGCATTAGGATGTGTAGAACTAGCAGCAACTATAGCATCTGCTTGAAGACTACCTGATATAAAAGGGCCTCTATTAGAAGTTCCTTCTGCCTCAGCTATAGTCATGGGAACATCTCCACCCATCATAATACCTGTATATCTTTTATTATATCCTTGATACCAATAACCCTGTACAATGTAGTAAAATTCATCTGAAGTAATATTTTCAGCATAAACTGTTTCTGGAACAGTTAAATTATTCCACTCACATGCAAAAATATGAGTTTTTTGATTTTCATCTTCATCTTTACAAGATATAAATAATTTTGTAGCAAAATGATTAACCGCTGTGCTGGTATTTTGAATTATTGAAATGCTATCTCCACCTGCAGTTCCATGAACATTGTAAATCATATCAGGATATATTGGCATGTCTAAAGATATAGCTGTGTCAAAATTTAATAATCCAAACTCTCCACCTGTAATACTAATAGGCCTCATCATAATACCAGCTCTAAAATTAAGTTTATCTATTCTATTTATAATTCCTGGCATATATGTTGAATTTTCATATTCAGAGCTTTCCCCCATACCTATATTTGTTTGAGCAGTATAATATGTTTTAACAAAATGACCTGCTCCTGCGGTTATATTTTGATTATTAGTCATTGACGAAAGAGTTTCTGTAAAGCAAGTTCCATCTGCCGCATCATTATCATTAAATGAAAAATGATTAATTTGACTTCGAGTAGGAAGCAACCCTCCTATTTTTTCAGTTGCAGAAGAGCCATCCCATAAACTATTTCCAGAAAAATAATGCTCATTTTGAGTAAAAACAGATTGATCGTTATCAAGCAAATGCATTGATAATGGATGTAAATATCCAGAATAAGTACTGCCTCCATCATCAATAGGAACTACTACTTTTGTATTGCTTCCATCAACTAATGCACTAATATAAGTACATTTACCTTCTCCATCTGACCAAGAACCACTAGTTGCATTACTTATAAAAACTTGATCTCCTGGTTGTAATTGCTCATGTATATCTTCACTTAAAGTTAATGTTGCAGAATGAGATCCATTTGCTGCAATAGAACTAATTGTATATCTATTTTTAAGAGGAAAGTCGCCATAATGCATGTCTGTTGCAACGCATACAAACATATTTGCTGCAGACTTTTCTCCATAAGTGCCTTGAAAATATTTATTTTGTTCCTGGTCTGAATAAAATTGATTATAAACTCCTAAATCTGGATTGTTTGCAGGACTATGTAATTGGTTAGCACTATGAACATCGCCTATAAATGCGTCTGATCCATAATTAGTAATCCATTTTACTTTAGAATCATTTTGTTTTATCATAACACCTACAGCATGTGAGCAAACTCTTTGATTCCAATTTCCATATGGATTAATATTGTTAGACCCAGTTCCTGCTGGCAAAGTTCTATTATTTGCAGTAGGAACACCTGTTCCATCTAACAAACCATCTCTAGTATTGTCTGAAATAGGAAACATTCCATACATAGGTAATACTATTTGACAAGGAATATGTTCTTCAAATTCGGGATCATCAGACCCAGAAAAAGAAGTATAATTAAATCCCCATCCAACATTTTGTCCCCAATTAACTACAGGAGTTTTTCCATCTCCTATTTTTAAACATTCAGATTGTAAATAATTATCATTAATATCTGATGTTATAGTTTGTCTATTTCTAGGATGAGCATATCTTACTTGCTGTACAGAACCATTGCTTTGTGTGTTGTAATATCTTCTAGCTTTTGTTCCATCATGCCAATGATTTTGTTCTCCTGGACCATGATATACTGATTCATTGTTATGGCCTAAAAATCCTCCTCCTTCTCTATATGATTTATAATGAGGGTCCCCATTTACTATTGTGGTAGGTGGCGTTCTATCAGCCATATATAAAATTCTTCCTATTCCAGTAGTTATATCATCTGTGCTTTTTGCACAAAATAAAAATCTATTACCTTCTCTAAAATATTCTGTTTCTTCTGGATAGTGTTGAACCCATATTCTTGTATCAAAGTTAGCTGGTGTAAAATTTGTATAAGTATGAACAGTTCCGCTATCTGAAATATCATTAACGCTAAAATCATGATCTAGCGTACTAACTGGCCCTTTGGTTTCTATAATATCACTAGGAGTTCCATGAGCGTCAATACTAGGACTACTAAATTCTGCCTTACTATCATATACCTGAGTTCCATCAGCTTTGTCTCCAGTAGTTGATTCATTGCTCCATTTAAATGATTTATAAATTGGTTGCATTTCTCCAGTAACTACTAAAGGTAAATCATTCCAACCATCATAAGATTCTTGTACATTTACTTGCTGTATTGTGCCATCATCAAATAATATATATACATGGCCTCCTCCTGTTCCATCTGTTTTTTTATTATAAGATGTACATATGGATTGTATTCCAGGACGAATTGGTTTAGATTTGTCTGTTCTTCCTCTAGGATAATTAACATCAATTCCACTTAAATCACTTTTAATTCTATCATCTGGAAATACTCTGTATATAGAGTCACCTCCTCTTTTAATTCCATAGTAATAATAAGGTCTATAATTAATTCTCATATCATTATCGCCTGTTTGAGAATCATTATTTGCAGCATTAGCATCAAGAGTTGTGTATCTTTTGCAGGTAATAGTATTTGTTGCAGCACCAGTAACAATCCAAACTCCTTTACCTGTCCAAGAATTATCTACATCTGCCCATTGTCTTACGACTATATTGTCTCCAATAGCCATAGAATGTCCTGTATGATTAATTGTAAGCGTATCACTGCCATTATAATCTGCATCAATATATTCGTGCTCTCCTGCTACACATAGCTTTGATAAATTATAACTAGCTGATTCATTATAGGTGTGAACTGTGTCTTCATCTATATATAAATTTTCAACACTTTCTCCAAATATCTGATGATTAATACGACCAAGCCATACTGGGAATGTAGAGTTTTGTCTACCACCAAATCCAATATGAACTTCTCTATTATTGCTTACCATTGCTAAATTTTCAACATGTGTAGTTAATCCATCAAGCCTTTTGAAAAATGTAGTATTTGCTAAAACTTTATTAAAGCCAGTTATTTTATTAGTACTTTCAAAATTTTCTAAATAATATAAATGTCTATCATATTTATTATATGTTACCAAATCTTTAGAATCTTGTCTATTAATAAATCCAGCATTGCAAAAATAATCATCATGTTTTATAATAGCAGGTTCTTTTTGTATTAAAGAAAATAAATCATAAGCTACTTTACTAGAATCTTCCCCTCTTGATGTTGCTTGAATAGTAAGATCAGTTTCTAAAGTCATGTTTCTTGGTATAGTAAACTCAACAGCAAACTTAGACCAAGTTGTTGGAATTCCATCATCAGATACTGTATTTCCATCAGGCTTTAATAAAATAGAGCTATCTAGCCATTTTTCTTCTTGCATTTTATATGAGTAATCATCAAAATGACATCCGTTATCATCTAATTGTTTATATTCAATAAAGTTGCCTTCAGCATTAAAATAGCCTCCATTTAACCCTAAATAAATAGCTATTTTAGGATTGCTTCCAGGAGTTGCTCCTTGTTTTGCAAAAAATGACAATTCATAAGTTTGTCCTTTTTTTAATCTTTCTTTAGGAATATCTTGCGATATACAATTGTTAATATTTTTATAAACAAAAGTACTAGCTGCATGTTGAGCTACAGTGCTTCCAAATTCTCCTCTTGCTACTGTTATTATAAACCTATCTACTGATGTAACTCTCATATACTCACTTCCTATTTTAAGAAGATCGTTTTTAGCTATTTGCTGAGAAGCGTCATTCCCATATGCCATATTAGCTATAAACTTATTGCTTCCAGTAGTAAGTATTTCATTTAATTTTACATTTGTTTTTTTATATACTGATTGTATTTCTATATGAGTATCATTTGATTCAAAGGGATATCTGTTTGCAGATATGTTTCCTCCATGCAATGCTGTTTCTGACCAATAACCACCAGTAGTTGTTTTAACTATATATCCTTCTCCAGTATTTTGATTACCAGAATCTAAAGCACTTGTACCTACATATTTATTATCAACTACATCTGTTTCACTAATTGAATGCCAGTGATAACTTAAATGTTTCCAATCATTTATTCTAAAATTAGTATTTGCTCCTATATTAATACCTGTGCCATCAACAGCATGATGCAACGTATGATTTTTAATAAGGTTTGCTTCCCAATAAACATCATTAGTTGATTCAGTAGAATCGACAGGAGCCTGATCAACTGTTAATGTTTTTGTTGAATCATCTTTTTTTAATACTTTAAAACTTCTTGCTTGATTAGAAAGGTTACCATAAAATGTTATAGTATCACCTTCGTTAAAATTAAATAATGAAGTATCTATTGCTGAACCAAACACAATTGTTTTATCTGTTGCATTAAAAGTTATACTACAATTACTTGTTGAAGTTGCTATTTTTCCATTATAAAATCTTGCTAAACTTGATGTAGCATTGTTTAAATAATGAGAATTGCCTCCAATATTATTGCCAGAATAATTACTCCAACCAGATAAATATGCAGTACCTCTTGTTGAAGGTCTTTGAACAGAATTTATTGTTCTATAAGAAGCAAATAATTTAAAATCAGTTCCTGTGGCATATTCAGCTTTTTTGCTTCCAAACTTACCTCTTTCAACGGTAAAGGTGTTATTAGTATAATCTATTGAAATAACTAACAAATATTCCACAATAGTTGTTGTAGTGCTTAATGCAATAATATCTCCAGGGCTAAAATATTGTACAATTTGATTTATAACCATAGTAACTGTAATCAAATCATTAGTATGATCTTGATTTGATTTTGCACAAGTTACCCTTTCTTCGTGTCCATTAGAATGATTTATAGCTGCTATTACTTGAGTAGCTATTGTGTCATAACTACTTAAACTAGCTATATATATTTGTACTTTATCTGAAACCACATCAGCTCCTGACGTGCCACTTGTATTCTTAAATACATACTCAACTGTACGTCCATCACAAGTTACAAGAGTAAAAGTTTGATTATGTAAAACTGCAGGATCTTCACTATCAAGCTCTATAGTTGCTACACCATCTACAAAGTTCCCAACAACAATATTTGCTCCACCATCAGTATTGGTAATGTTTTTAGTTCTTATAGAAATTTGTGTATCTGCAGTTGTAATAGTAGCAGAAGGATTAAATGTTAAATTAATACCAGAAGCTCCAGAGCCATCTACTAGTTGCTCTAATTCAGGAACAATTCTATAAACATTTAAGTATTCAGTAAAACCTTTTGTTCCTTCTAAAGATATTTTAGCAGTAGATTTTCCATAAAAAGAATACACATTGCCAATTTCAATTTGCCCTGTTTCTCCCCAAGTTATAGGATTTGGAAAATGAGATGTCTTGCTATCAAGAACAGATGTTAACTTATCGCAATTAATAGAGTTTAATGTACCGCTTTTAGCATTAGGGTCTATATTTAAAGAAAATGCAGGAGCTTCTTCAGGACTATCTTTCTCGTCTACATTAGACATAATTCCTAAATTAAAGTTTTTTATTTCATGTAATGCTTTAGGCATAAGTTGTCTCCCAGTATTCTTTAGCTATAGTTATTACTCCTATTATTTGTTTCCGTCTAACATTTGACCCCACACTGCTGCACGACCATCTATTATCTGAACAATATCCACAGTAAATCTGCCTGCTTTGTAATAGTCTATTATTGCAAATGCATGTGCCCATTTATGTTTACGTCCTCCTAACCATTCATTTTTTTCAGCTGTCATATCTTTTAGGCATCCTAAGGACCATGCTGATTTTGGTCCATCCATATGTGTAACACTGTCTTGTTGCAGGGAATGATGATGCCCATACATTATATTAGCACCTAACTGTCTTAGATGATTCTTAGCGTGAAATTGTCCGCCAAAATGGTGCCCATGATAAAAATAGAGCTTTCCTATTTTAAGATACTTACCAGGTTTATGATATTTGTATCCTCGCTCCTTGAACTTGCATGCTTGTTCAAAGCGATACTCATTTAAGTAAGGATGCTCATCTACGAATCTATCTAACCATTCATCATGATTCCCTGCACATATGTGTCTTTCTTTACATTTAACTTTATCTAATGATTCATCAATTTCATCTAATAAAGCGTTTACTCCTTCTATATCTTTATCTACTTTAGGCATAATGTACTCTAATGGTGGTTTTTTCTTACGTTTCCATTGCCAGTGTGATACACTACCAAACTCACCTAAATCGCCCAAATCAACGTATATTTCGGGCTTTACAAGCTCTATAGCCTGTTTAACTACATTTATAGCAGCTGCATCATGTATAGGTGCGTGTTTATCTGGAGTTACTATTGCCCGTTTTAGCACTCCGCTTTTAGTTTTTTTCATTATCAAAAAACTCCTAATTAAATTCAGAACGTGGTATAAATCCCCAATCGCTGGGATTTGTCCATAATCCTTTCGCTAACTGAAGATAGTCTTCAGTTGTTTTTTCCTCAAATCTTAGAATTGCACAATCACAATCATTACATTCCCAGAAAAGAGTTCCTTCATAGGTGCCCATTACTTCGACTCCATTTATACTATTAGATGCACATATAGGACATTTAGAAGGTTTATTTTTACAAACTACATTTTTTATAGCTTCTAAACTGTCTACTAACTTACCTTTTAAGTCACATACATCATCAAGCATTACTAGCCTATCTTCTTCTAATATAACACCTAATTTAGCCATTATTGTAGCCTATTTTTAACTTTAGACCATAATGCATCATCTAACTTATTAGAACTTTTAGTAACTAAATAATCTCCTAAAGCAACTACAATTGCTTTTAAAAGATCTTCGCTTACTAAACTTTTTAACATTCCAACAATCATTGACTTCATTCTATCTCCTTATTTTTACAACATTTACAAATTAATTCTTTTTTAGGATGAGCTATTTTTTCTAATGCTTTAATTCTTTTTTCATGATCGCTAGCAATCATTTTGTCAGGAGTTTTCTTTACAGCTTTAATAACTGCTTGTATAACCATTTTTAAAACTAATCCTTGTATCATTTGCTATCCATCCATATAATATATCCTAAACAAAAAGTTGTTAAAAATCCTGCAACAAATGCTAATATTTCTTGCAGAATCTCTATCATCTTTCTATTCCAAACCAAGTTAGTATAGCACTAACTACAAAAACAAATGTAGATCCTATACCTTTTATCCAAGATATTTGATTTTCGTTTTCTCTAACTCTACCATTTATCTGATCAACTCTTGTTCTAATATACTCAAGATGCGATAAGATTAAATCGTCCTTAGTATCTTTTGTTGTCATTTCTTTCTTGCATTCTTAAAAATTTATCTTTCAAACCATTTCCACTTAATTCTGCTATTATGGTAACTAATGTTTTAAAACTATTTTCTATACCTTTTTGTTCTAATTGCATTTTCTTTTGTTGATCTATTAATTTAACAATAATGTTTTCAACTCTATTAAATGATTCCCTAAGTTCTTTTTGTAGCTCATCTTGTATAAATTTGTTTTGTTTTTGTATAAACATCCAAAAAGCAACAGCTACTACAAGTGGAACTCCATATCTCTCTAATAATTGCAACCAATCCAATTAATTGCTCCATATCAACAATAGTAAAATAACTAACTTGTCTAATAACCAAAGTGTCACTATTAAACTATTTGTCTTTTTTAGGTTTAGTTTCTTCATTTAACATTTCTTTTAAAATTTCAATTGCACCTTGGCACTTAAGAAATAGCTCTTTTGCTGCTTCTTGTTGTTGTTCTAACTTTTTTATTTTTTCGTTTATTTTATCCATTAGTTTGCATATAATTGTATATGGTATATAGTACCATTTACATTAACCTTTATTGTTCCTGATTTTGCATTTCCTGTTTTATCACTATTTGTAGTACATGAATTAGTTGTACCTAAATTATCTTCTAAATCTAATAAGCAAACATTTGTTATTGTTGCAGTTCCTGATCCTGCAGTATGAACTCCTGCAGTATCTACTTTTATATAGCTGTGTTGCGTAATAGTATTAGTGCCACTTTGATTAACAAATGAAGGGCCTTCAAAATGCAAACCACCTAAATTTGAATTAGTTGTATTGCCAGTAATTCCAGTACATGTTCCTTTTAAGGCTAAAGAACCTATAGCTGAATTTATAACATTAGTTCTGTCTGCGTCTATGTCAACTGTTTCTGCGTTATCATTTGTATTTATTGTAAATAAATCTGCTTTTCCTGCAGAACCTATATTAAAAGCACTAGTAGTATTATCTATAAGAGTTATAGTAGAAGCTTCTCCAGATAAATCAATATCTCCACCAGTTACTGTTAAGTCACCTCCAATAGTTAAAGAACCATTAGGCATAAAGCAATCAACTGTATCATTTGTATTAGTTCCTTTTATCCATAAACCTGTTTTAAGAGCATTTGCACTACTAGATTCAGTCATTACCCCTAAATGTAAAGAACCTTGTTCATTACCGTCATCTGCTTCTAATATTTGAGAATAAACTCTTGAATATAAAGTGCTATTTCCACCACCGTCTTGTCCATAAAAATTTAACATTCCTATAGAATCATTATCAGCACCAGCTGCTGTCCTTGTAAGATTAATTCCAGGCCCAGTTTCTGCGTCTGTATCAGTAGATACAAGTTCAAGGTTGCCTGCATTGCCAGATGAATTTATTATAAGTTTATCTTGTGATGTGTCCCATAACATATAATTAGCTGCTGTGTCTCCATAAAACTGCACATCATACCCTGTATCATTAACACCTACTGTTAAAGTACTATTTAATTGACTAGCACCATTAGTTGTTAATCCTCCTGCAATTGTAGTATTGCCACTTGTGTCTAAGGAAAGTTTTGTTGCACCTCCTACAGTAGAAGTACCAGCATCAATAGTAAGATTATCATTTGTTGCATCATTTGCTATAGACCATTTACTAGTTATTACTTCTCTAAACAGTAATTGACTATCATAATTTACTTTTGACGTTACTCTAAGTGAAGCAGTAGTTGTTTTAGTTATTGCATTTACCTCTACGACAGGACTAGAAAGTGTCATAGTTTCATCACCTACATTGCTTACAATTTCCCCATTACCAAATGTCAGAATATTTCCAGTAATTGTTAAATTGCCACCTACTGTTGCATCTCCAGAAGTTGCTAAAGTAGTTGTAGACAGTGCTCCATTAACAGTTAATGTACCACTTGCTAAAGACAACAAATCTGTGTCATCTGTATGTCCTATATTTGTACCATCTATTTTAATACTATCGACAGTAAGCGAAGAACCTGCTACTGATAAATCTACTACTTCCTTTGTCCAAGTTGCCATAAATACTCCTTAAAAGTCTTGAGGGGATATTGATCCTATATCCGTATAATTTGATTTACTAAATTTCTTACCTTCTTTTACACCTTTTTGATATTCCATATCAAAGTATTGAGCATTTTCTAATTCCATATTTCTAGGATCTTTGTAACCCATTGATATAACTTTATATACAATTGCTTCATGAAACTGAATAGGTATTTGAGACCAAGTACCTGTTAAATTATTAATACTTAAATCAACATCTCTAGAAACTGCATATAGCCTTACAGGCTTAACACTAGATATAGATGTCCAATCAGTAGTATATCCATTTCTAGTAACTGCATTAGTTCCTTTTTCTACAAATCCCATTTTACCTAATTTGTCTATATACCATGCTGTTGTTATTTTACTTGCCATTATGTATATTCTCCTGCATCAGTATCATCAATAACAGGCTTGCCTATCATTTTAGAAATTTTTACACTATCTACCCACACACTTTTTACTTTTAATATTCTATTATCAACATCATAATATCTTTGATTTGCTACAGTGTTAAAAGTATAACTATCTTTGACTATTTCTGTTTTAGCACAAAAGTCATCTTTAGCTCTATTTAAAAGCTTAATAATTTCTACTTCTTTTAAATGAGGATGATGCTGATGTACTAATTCTATCATTTCTTTAATAGTCATTATTCAGTTCCTTTTTGTTTTTGCATATCGCTAAATCTACTCATTTCAGATGCATAAGAATTTTGCAATAAAACAATTTGTTTTTCTACCATTTGTTGCAATTCATTATCTTCATCGTCTTGAACAAAGTTACTTATATATGCATTAAGTATATTTATAGAAGACTTTAATGCTATTGCATTTAATAAGGTTCCAGGTAAATAATAGCTAGTATTTAAAGTTGCTGCAGTTACACTAGTTAAATCAGTACTATCATTAGCATAATTAAAATAAAATATACGAGCTTTTTGATTAGCTGTTGGAACAGGAAGAACTGTCAATGTACTTGCTCCTGCATTTCCTGAATCATAAGTAAAAACAGGACTAAATGCAGTTGCAAAATAAATACTATTACTGTCTTTTGCTTGTTCAAATTGCTTTCTATCAATTAAAGTACATTGTCTTTCAATTCCACTAGTTTCAGCATCAACTCTAGTAACTAACAAAATCTTTCTATCTTCAACAAGCCATTCGGAATTTTCTGTTAGTATACCAGGAGTTCTAGAATATTTAACTAAAATTTCAGGATATATTAAATCTATAATTTCATTATATGCAGAATTAATCAAATCCTTATAACTTAAATTAGGTACTGTTGCATAATCAGAACCTATTAAATCTGTTATTCTATCAGCTAGAGTTGCTCCTGGTGTTGCCATTATTTACCTTTTTTCTTTTTTAAATTTAACTTTCTGCGAGTATCAGGGTTTACAGATCCATGCCATGGATTACCAAAGCTCCCAGAAAATCTATTAGCTATTTTTTTTACTTTAGGCACTACCCTTTGCCACCTTTACCTTTTGAAGGTTTTGAAGGTTTTTTAGCAGGTGTTTTAGACTTAGTGACTTTAGATTTTATTTTTACCATCTTGCCACCTTTCATGCCTTTCATACCACCTTTTACATCTTTACCAGGCCCTTTCATGCCCATGCCAGGTTTACTTCCTGGTTGCATACTTGCTTGAGGATTTGCAATATTTACTGTTGTTACCCCAACCAAATTTATACTAACTTTCTTACTTTCTGCCATGTTTTCTCCTTTAATTAAAAATGTGGAATAAAATAAAAAGTAGCTGTTTTACTACTCTCATTTTGTCCATTTGCTTTTACTGTAAATCTTGTATAAACACCAGCTCCATGAGTGTCTATTTGATATAACATCATCATACCTTGATCTTCACTAACTAAACTATCATCAATAGCTGCTATTTTTGCCATATTTTTACTTATATCATCATGGTCAACACTGGCATCTTCTTCAAATTCACCTTGTTTAAACCATGTTGAGCCATCTACACTATGCTCTATTTGAACATATGTATCAGCTGCTAAATCTGCACTAAACATTACTAATATTGTAGCATCAGATTTTGTTGGAATAGTTAATTGGCTTGTATTTGCGTCAGCATTATCGCCCAAGGTAATTGTCTCAGACAAATAACCTGTAGTTGCACTTACTCCCCCATTACCATTCACGCTTTTATGAAATCTGTCCCAAGCCATTTATTTCTCCTTAAATTTGCACAGAAGGGGCACAAGGCCCCCTCTGCGATTAGTTAAACTACTACTTATTAAGATGGGTCTGCCCCTATACCAGTAATACTAAAACCTATACCAGAATTAGTATTATCAAGCCATAGTTCAATAGCTTCACTACCACCGCCATAACTGCCACCTGCTGTATACAATACTCTAACATATTGTGCATTTTTAGGCACAATAAATGCTTCTAAAGTATCATCTGCAGTAGCACCAGTTTCAGCGTCCGCTTCTGTAGCCTTAGCTTCATACCAAGTCTGACTACTAGAAGATAAAGCTGCTGAAGGGTCGGCACCTATACCACCTACAGTTACATCTTGGCCAGAATCCATAGTATATTGTAATTTTGCAGTTAAATGAGTAGCCGTATCTGCTTGCACTAAAACAATGCTTTTGCCAGTACATTTTAACGAACTACTTGCAGTATCACCTGCACCACTAGCTATAGTTACAGTTTCTGTAGCCTTAACATAACCATCTTCTTTTGCGTATGTAAATGCCATAATAACCTCCTAACTAAACTTAAGAATAGCATGAGTTTCAGGTACACTAATTTCAAGACCAGCTTCTGTAATAATCTGATCTTGTCTACCATCAACACCGTTATCTTGTATGTTAGTTTCAATGAAGGTATCACGACTATGTCCATTACCTATTAAAGGTCTATAAGCAACATTTTTCATATCAATTGCAACGCAGTAATCTTCCCAAGGTCCTCTTAATAAGGGCTCTTGAACAAAATGTAAATTACCAAATATAGTATTTACCATTGTTACTTGATGCCCAAAAGCACCTGGAATAGATTGTACGTCTAATTTATATTGAGATGAGCCTATAGAGTTGTTTAGAAAACTTCCACTTCCTAATTTGTTTAAGTATGTAATAACTTTTCTTGAAGCCAATACTAATTTATTACCACTATTTCCAGATTCAGGAGCGAAGAAATCTTCCATCGCATCTAAAATTGCATCATATCCTGATGAAGCATAAGACATATTGTATACTTTACCATAAGTTTCAGTATAAGGTAAGATACCCCAAGTAGTTCTAATAGGAGCAGTTGTTGCTTGCTCATTACTAGATGCTCCGACACCAAATAACATAGCTTGTTCTATGTCCATTTTGTGTTCCATTAGTTTATCTTGCCATATTCTTTGAAACTCATTAGCAATACCTCTATACTCAGTAGCCATTGCAGTGCCAGAAAAGATATTCATGCCAGTTTTGAAGATTTGACAATATCCTTCTCTGTCAAATAATTTATCTTCCCAACCAACAGGACTATCAGTTCCTTCAGCATATGCACTACCAATTACTTGTCCTTTAGCGTCATCAGCAAAAGCAGCATCTCCTGTAAATTCTGCCTTAAGAACAACTTCTACAGTACCTGCACCACTAGTAACAGAAGGAGTAGCATTTACTCTAAACCTTCTTACTGTGCCACCTGTATCTACAACTGCTACTATCAAACCTTCAACAAAAAACTCTGGCTTATATTCAGTACTTTGAATTTTACCATATTTGTCATAATTTACATATGTTTTAATAGTATTACTTGTAGCATCACCATCCATTATATCTCCTAATGAATAGGTCTGATTATTTGATGAATCACCTAAATTAAAGTTACGTCTTTGCCACTGATGTCTTTGTTCAAGAAATTTAAACACAGGATCATTAGTAGCCTTCTTTGCCACCTTCGATAAATATACGAAGAATGGACTTTGCATTGGAGCAAGCTCAGCAACTCTCTCACCGAAATTAAACTTTCGCCTAGTATCATTTATATCGACACTAGAATTGAGGTCATTACCAGCCATACCTGAATAAAATGTTCCCATTCGATTCCATCCTTTATTTTACTCTTCCTCAGCTGCCTTGTTAGGCCTTTGGTTAGAGCGGTTAATTAATTACTTCCAAGGGTTTTTACTATCAAAATTCCCTATCATTGTGTCCATAATCTTATCTTCCATACTTCTTCCGTCAGTATTTCCTTGCCCAGAAGGTAACACTCCCATAGGAGATGGTACTTGCTGTGCATTTTGTACTTGCTGGAAGTCTGCACTTGGTGTAGGAGCAGGTGCTGGTGTATTTTGATTTACAACAGGTTGCCCTTGACTTAGTCTGTATAGTTGTACAAGATTATCTACATTGATAGAAGAGGGATCAGACATTTTATTAACAAAATCAACTGCATCACTTTCAGAGAAACCATGATTTCCAATAACATAATCAGCAAGGTCATTTTTTTGTTTATTCATTTGCTGTTCGGCTTGAGCACGTTTAATGTTTTCTTGCCTTTGTCTTTCAAGATTGTCAAACTTTTCTTGTTGGATTGCATTGTTATACTCATTTTTTAAAGCAGTGTATTCTACCATGTCATCACGCCAAGCTTCTACACTATCTACATACCTAGCACTTTCGCTTTGAGGATCACTTAATGCTTCCTCTCTACTAAAATGCAAAGGTCTTTCAGGCTTTGCAGGAGCATCTGGAAATGCTTCTTCTTGAGGCTCTTGTGCAACAGGTGCTGCTTGTACAGGTTGTTGTAATTGAGCTTGAAGTCTAGCATTTTCATTTTTTAGTTTGTCAGCTTGAGATTGCCAATATTGAAATCTTTTTTGATCATTATCAGTTTGCTCATTCTGAACTGGGGTAGAGGGTTGTGCTTGTTCTTGTTGAACTGGAGCAGCCTCTTGTTTTGTTTCTCCTTCATTTCCTGTAGTAAAAACATCAGAAATATTACCAGAGCCATCATTAAAATCACCACTAAAAACTGCATCTTCTAAAGATTGATATTGTTTTTCGTTAGCTCCTTCTTGAGGGGTGTCTGTTTGTATATTTTCTTGTTCCATATTTTATTTCTCTCTTTTTTTAGCTGCCTCTTTTCCACCAGAAGAGGGTGAGCCAGGTTTCATAGCATCAGAAATGCCTTGTTTTATAGTGGAAAGACTATCACCTAGTCTCTTTTCATAAAGCGTACCTGCAACTTTAGCCTTATTACCGACTAAGTCCATGTTTGCTTTAAATTTCTCAACTTCGGCTTTCTTACGTAAGTTTACAGCTTCTCTATCTCTAGTTTGAAGATCACCGCTAAGTTTTTTAATTACTCCTTGTGCTTGCTGCAATTGCTGTTGCAATTGGGCAATAGTATCAGTTCTTTGTAAAACACCTTCCATGTCAAACACTTCTGTTTTCTTAAGAACTTCTTGTTTATCAATTAAACCTTTAGTATATGCATCCATATAAAATTCTAATTCAGCATATCTATTAGATGGTAAAGTAGAGCCAGATACAACGATAACATCATACTTACCTACTGTTATATCATTAAATATTGAAAGAACTCCAGTTTTATCATCAACTAATTTTTTATTAATTACATATTCACTTAATGAATTGTTAGGCTGTAATACTCTAAATATTTTTTGAGATTTATATAATTGTTGCATTAATGGAATAGCTAATTGTCCTATTCTTACTAATGCAGCTTCTACATCTGCTAATTTAGATTTCATTTTTCTTTGACCAAACTCATCTAATGATATAGTTGCTTTATATGTTTCAGGTGCAGCTTTTGTATTACCCATCATCATTTCATATAAACCTAAAGCATGATCAATATCTGCTTTTGCAGTACTTTCATTTGTATACAATTCATTTGATAAAGGTGTTGGCTGAACAGGCATAGGAGCTCCATCTGTTGGATCATAAGGAATAGCAACTCCAGGCTGTGACCATCTTTCTTCAAAATCTTTCATATCAACACTGCCTTCAGGAACAAGTATTTTAGTATTAGTACTTGTTGTAGCGTGTGCAATTATCAAAGAGCGTGTTTTATTTATATACTCTTGTAATCCTCTAACTAATCTAACATCAGATACAGGATAAGGAGTTCTAGTGTGAATGTTCATTATAGGAACAATTGGATACTTATCAATAGGCAATATTCTTTCATAAATCTTTTTATCGCCCATAATAACACACTGCTTAACTTTTTTACTTCTAATTTTAACTACTTGAATTAAACCTTCATCTATTAACTCTCTATATGAAGTTGTTATCATCTCTATAGGCTCAGGCATATTAATGGGAGCACCATCTCCAAACCCTGCTTGAGCAGCTCTCATTTTTTTCTGCATAACAATTTGTTCTTGTTGTTGCATAATTTGCTGAGCTAGTTTTTGTGCTTGAGCTTCATCTGTATATATTTGACCTGCAATTCTAAATGCAGGACGAGAATAATATTGCTCAATTTCATCTTCACTTAATAATTCTTCTTTTCCAGAAAAAGATTCAAATGTTCTAAATTCATTTACAGATACTTTATAGTATCTCTCGTAACCCCTAACATATTCTTGATTGTTTACTCTGCCTACATCTTCTGGAAAAGTTACTTCTCCATCATCTTCGCGTTCGGTAAATGGAGCATTAAAATCAACTTTGTTTCCACTATCTGAATTAGCATTTTCAATAGCTTCTTCATACATTGGGTATAAATTTTTTGCTTGGTCTTTTGTAAAAAGCTTAGAAACTATAATATTTTCTGCATCGTCAAAATACCTGTTTCTACTATTAGGGTCAACATAAACATCTAACGGATCTACGTCATGAAAGCATACTTCGCCTTTACCCATATCTTTTGAAGGATCTTGATAAACTTGCAAATAGCCTACGCCCATAACATAATAATCGTCAACAGCTTGTCTTATTACAGTTCTTCCGTCAGATATATCGTACATATAAGCTAACATTCCACTCATAACTTGTGCAAGTTTGTTATCAGAGTCTTCTCTTGGAGCACATCTAAAAGAAGGTCTATTAGAAGTTAACATTGATTTAGCAGACTCAACAGCAGGATGTATTCTGTTAATTACTATAGGAGCTTGACCTCTTGATTCTAAGGTCTCTCTTTGTTGAGCAGACCATTGTTTACCTAATCTAAATTCTTTATCTTCTTTAGCCTGTGCTGCCCAATTATCTCTTTTACTAGAATAATCATCAAATATCTGTAAAGTTTCATTTACTATGTCATTTTTCTGAATATTGTCTTTTTTTGAATATGCCATATGCTTAATTTACGAATTACATCGTCATCCAATCAAGTGTTTTCTTTGGATTACGCCATTCTTCCTCCGATAATTTTTTAAATTGCTTAATTCTACAAGGTTTTGATCCGTCTAAAGCAGTCCATATTGCGTCCATTATATCATCATGCTGCCCTTTAGGATAAGATAAAAACTCAGCCTGTGCGTGAGTATGTTCATCTTTAAAATAAAATGTGCCTTTTGCAAATAATGGAACTAATGACAATAATCTTTCAGACTTAGAGCTTCTAGGTTTAACTCCTGATTCTAAACCTGGTATATATAATTGTTCTTCTCTCATTATTTCTCTTACTGCTGTTCTTAGAGCTTCTTGGTATCCTACTGTTTCAACTTTAACTCTACGAGGTTTGTATTTTTTAAAAGTTTTAATAATCATAGCAGGCTGCTCTGCAGGTGATATTCTGTTTCTGTATAAATCTATTAAATATTTATTATTCTCACTATCAATAGCGACAGTAGCGATAACAAAATAGTCAGCCCTAATAGACAAAGAGCTTGCAGGATCAACGCCAGTATATAGTTCAACAGGTTTAACTTCTTCATTTTCCTCTCCTTCATTTTTAACTAAACAATTTTGACCTTGTATTCTCTTGTATTCATAATGGTGTAATTTAATCCATTTAGGTTGAAAAGGAGCATCTTCAGGAGATTGTGCTATATTCATGTACTCCTGGAAAAACCCATTTATATTTCCAACAGACTTAAATTCCTCTTTTATACTTAATATTCTTTCTTTTGGAAATCTTTCAGGCCATATGCTTTTTTCGTTATCGTCCCATATAGAATACCATAAAACATTCCAAGCACTAGATTTTTTAGCCCAGCATAAAAAACAATCTTCTGATATAACTGTTCCAATCATTGCTATTTTACCTTCATCTGATAAAGAGGGTATAACAGCTTCTGTTAACCATTTTCTATTTTTAGCTCTTGCTTCTGCTGTATATGCATTAAGTTCTGATTCAAAATCATCAACAATAATCAAGTTAGGTCTAGTATCACCTTCAATAAAACCCCTAACTCTTTGACCTGTACCTACTGCTACTATTCTTGTTCCATTAGCCAATACTACATCAGTATGTGTCCATCTTGATGCTGTAGCAGGTCCTAAATCTCCAAAGATCTGTTTAAACTTTTCTGAATGCGTTAAGTGGTATTTAATTCTAGATAAAAAGTTTATAGACTGAGCCTGTGATTCAGATACTATAACTATAAACAAATCTTCATCACTTTTTTTAAATGCAGCTCTCCATAAAGGGAAGATAAGGGTGGTAACCGTACTCTTAGCAGTTCCCCTTGGAGCAGCGATTAACACCCTTCTTTTTTCGTCATCAGATAAATGAGCGTAGACCTCTCTATGAAAAGGAGGCGTGCTCTTACGGAGGGCTGTTGGGAAACAGTGCTTTCCAAACAATGCCATGTTATTCCGTAGTTTTTTTAATGCTTCTAACTGCTGGTATCTTTCCTCATAGTCCACTATTTTCTACTTAAGACTTTAGCTCTTTCCTTACCGCAATTGCAATTCCACTTTCTTAATGCTTTATTAATTCTGCTATTAGGATCATTAGCTGTCTTAGCTCCTGTTAGTCTTCTTTTCATTCCGCACATCCTAGCACAAAAGCTTTTTCTTCTTGCTTTAGCCTTTCCTTTAGGATTTTTTTGCGTGACAGGAGCTTTAAGTGTTCCTCCTTTGTAAGATGCTCTGCCTTTAGCGTTTAGTCCACCACTTGGATTTTTACCTGCTTTTCTTTGCCATGCTGGTGTTTTTGCCATTATTTTCCTACTTGCCTCATAGCTATTTTATGAGCTTCAGTAAATGTTTTGCCTTGCAAAATTGCAGCTACCATTATTTTTATATGACCAGAAGTATGATGTGTAGAATGTTTTTTCATAGCTTCTTGTGTTCTTTTTGGTAACATGCCTATATTTACACCCTTTAGTTTCATAATTATTACTTTTTCTTTATAGTTTTTACTTTACCGTTATGGGTTCTAGCGTACTTATGGGTTTTAGTTTCTCTTATTAGAGTACCGCTATATGTTTTACCACCCCATTTCCAACGTACTGTTTTAGCCATAATAACTTACATCCATTTTAGTTTTTTTCTTTTTTGTAGAACCTTTTTTCTTTTTCTTAGAAGTTTTTTTCTTTTTAGGTCTTCCAACCTTACTTCCATATGTGCCTTTTCCGTATGGCATAATTATTCCTCCGTAATTGTAGTTTTAGTAGCAATAAGCTTTTCTTCTTCTTCTCTTAATTCATCTATAAGCTTAGTATTGCTAGTTGCTTCTATTTGTTCAACGGTTTTAACTTGATGTTTGTCTTTCATACCATGCATATCTTGAAGATTATCTACAGCTCTCATAAGATTAGTAACATCGCCTTTATCTTTAGCTTTTCTAATAGTTTCTTCTAATAATTGCAAAGTATAGTCTTCAGTAAGACCATGTTCTTTTAATAACTTTTGTAGTTCATCTCTAACCATATCTTTGAACTTCTCCTTTTTCATTCTTCTCTTCCACATAACCTTTTGATTATCAGTTGGATTATCTAGAACGTGTTCTATTGCTTTATTGTAATCCATAGTCTGAGCATAGACCATGGCTAAATTTTTCATCTTTTGCCCATTAGACAAGACTTCCCACTGAGTTTTTCCCGAAATGGTCGTATTAGACTTACGACCACTCGCTTTAAGACTAACAGACTCATACTTAGGATTAAAAAAAGTGTAACCGTAAGGATAGCGAATATAAATGCTGGTAGGGTTATAAACGGACTTGGAGATGACTTTGGCAACGTAATTGTCGTCCGATATGCCGTATTCACCTTCTCCTGCTTCTCTCCAGTGTCTGTATTGAATATTCTCACTATCTGCTTCTTCTTTTTTAAGTATTTTATATGTCGTAGGAGCATTATCTCCTTTATGATGAATATTTATTGTGTACATTTTTAGTATGTAAATGCAGAAGAGCCTTGCTCTGTAACTACATTATCAACCATCTTTGATTCTGGATCTTTGTAATTTGATAAAATATCAAAGTTTGCTGTAGCTCTATTGCTTGCTCTAGACTCTTTTCCCCATTCTCCAGTATTAACATTAGTTTCAGTTTTTGATCCACCTACTTGATTCCACCAATCACTGTAATTATCAGGATTATCACCTATACTTGGATCTTTGTATTTTAAATTTAAAGCTGCGTTTTTATAATCCTTAGACTTAACATCTCCTATAAACCCTTTAAAACCATCAAATAATCCTGAAGCACCTATATTGTAAGCCATATCTAATACAACGCCTTTAATATCGTCTGGAACGTCTCCCCATTCCTTTCCAAATCTATTTGATACATCTTGCTCTATATTAGCAAAATGTCTTTGTAAGTTTTGAACTGATTCATCCATAGTCCTTCTTTTATCTTTTAAATGACTAGGAACGCCTTGTTCTTTGCTGTATCTAATGTTTTCAAGTTTTTCCCCTATACCTATAGTAGGATAGCCCATAGTGTCTAAATAAGGCTCTGCTTTAAATCCTTCAAACATCATTGCTCTTTCTTCATGGGGTTTTAATGCCATTATTGCTCCTCATTCTGGTTATTCATATCATAGGGGAATCCATAGTTTCTGTTTTGATTATCAAACATTTTTTGATATTGGTAAGGCTGGCCTGCTAAAGCCATAAACATAGAAGCTAATCCACCTTGCTCTCCTTCTTTGCCTTTTAATAAAGCTGCAATTTTAGCAGTTCTATCGCTCCATTGCTTATTATATTTTTCATATTCAGTTGGACCAGCCTCTTCCCCAAATTTATTTATAAAATCCTTCTTACTTAGTTTTACAGCACCTAACTTACCTTTATCTGTATACCTATCAAAACGCCTGTTTAACATTTTATTTTTCTGGCCTTTTCTCCAATCTTTAACTTTTCCAGGAATAGCTGCAAATTTATCCTTTACATTTTCCATACCAGCTTCAAATTTATCTCTTCTATCTTGCTTCTTTATTTGTCGCCATGCTTTATTAAAATTAGGCATATTATCAGCTAAAAGCTCTTTTTCTGTTATATCTACATCAAATTCTGGGTCATCAAGAGAAAGATCTATATCATCTTCTACATCTGGCCGTTTTCCTTCTCCTACTATTCTATCGTAATCTTCTTTTATTACTTGATCATAAAGATCATCATAATTAGGCATTGAGCTGCCTTCTTCAACAACAATATCTTCATCATAAAACTCATCATCAGACGCTATATCCATAGATGGTCTTGGAGGAGCTTTGGGTAATTCTATTAAACTTCCTGTTTCAGGATCAATCATTTGATTATTAGCTAAATCACCATAGTAACCTTCAGCAGCAATTTGTCTTATTTCGTTCATATCAGTAGTGCCGTATCTATCCATAAGGTCTTGCTGAGCTGCCCTTTCTTCTGCAGCAATATCATCTCCAAAAGGATCATAGTCTGTTTGACCCATACGCTCATTAGAACTTTCAATTGCTTCTTGACTAAGCCCTGTATTAGCAAACAATCCTTCTCCTTCTTTCCTCTCTACAGGATTACCAAAGAAATTCCTAAACTTTTGTCCAAAGGTTAAGCCTTGCTCAGGAGTATTTAATTGCTCAGTAGCAGGTGATTGAGATATATTGTCTGCAAACTGCCTTTGATTAAAGTCTCTAAAACTGCTATAAGGGTCAAATGAGGGCTGATCTACTGTGTATGGACTATTTTGTAAAAATTGTGCGTTTTGAGGGTTAGTAAACCTATTGTTCATAGTTTGCTCATTAACCAAGTTAAAGTTATCCATAGATGGCATATTAAACTGAGGTACTTGCGTAGGTAGCCCTAATGAAGGCTCTATATACTCTGGTGTAGGGTCTGCTTGTAAGCTATCAGGAAGAAAGCTTCTGTTAAATTCTCTCTTTAAGCTATCTATATTAGCCATATAATAAAATCTCCTCTTTTTGCACTATTTTAAGCGTATATATAGCTATAATATACCGCTATTTAACATATTTATGCAAGAAAATACTTGTTTAAGTAGCATATAGAGCTATTACT